CTGAGAATCCAAGTTGAATCTTGTTGTGGGTAAGCAATGTTGGAGTTAGATACTAAGGATAAACGTAATAAGTTCTATCACAGTACTGACTGGAATCAATTAAGAATGAAAGCTTATTTGCGTGACAATCGTGAATGTCAACATTGTAAAGCAGAAGGTAAAGTAGTTAAAGGGCAGAACGTACATCATATACAACCTATTGACCTTAGACCTGATTTAGCTTTGAACATTGATAACTTAATTACTTTATGTATTGATTGTCATAATAAGGTTCATGGTCGTGTGTATGGTGGAAGTCGTAAGCAATGGAATGATGAACAATGGTAAGTGATATACATAGATGTGTGTGTGACTGTCTTTGATATATAGATCATATAGTTAACTTGTATTATTGATTGTTGAAATGAATTTTAAAATTTAATTTTTAATTTTCATTTTTTTCGTTTTTAGTTAAGTGACAGACACATACACTTTAGTAGTTTTATTTATACATATAATTTAAATTAATTTTATTTTTATAATTAAAATTAAGACTGTCCCAATACCCCCCGGAGTGAGTGATTTAAGATTTTATTTTTTCTCTTGAGCGGGTGCGGGGTCGTTTTCGTCGAACGAAAGAGTAATTTTACAATTTTAAGGAGGTGTCAAAATGCCGGTTTCTACTAAAAAAAT